CTACCTTGCTCGTTCACCCAAGTATAAGATTAATGATGAATTCATCGGATGGGGTTCACAAGCTCGTACAAAGACTGATGAAGATATCTCATGGCTCAATGATGTTGATACAGAATTTAATATTACCTCTGATCCTAAATTGATCGCCATCGCTGCTAATTCCGTTAAAAGTCTCACAAGAGAACAGCTTGAGGACGCTGACTTCATGAAGGAAGTCCATTATTACTCTGCTCTTGATCTTCCTGCCGAAGCTTCCCCTCGTCTTGCCTCTTTCATGAAGGAAGCTGCCAAGATGAGACTAGAGGAGCCAATTCAATCAATCGCCAAACAAGCCAGTGTCGAGTCATTTGATGATGTAGACGATGCTGCACTCTACATGTAAGGATTAAAATGGATATCTATACTTCAGACGAATTCCAAAAGAAAGCTAATAAGCAAGCTCTAATCCTTGCTCGTACACGCTACAATGAATTGATTGCTCCATTTGTCAAGAATTCAAGCGAAAGACTTGAATACGCCAAGAATGATATTGAAAAGATCGTTCTAGCTGCCGTTGAACAATTTGATGCAGATGCTAATTATGTTAGAAATAATCTTTATGCGACCATTGTAGAGTCTGCTCGCTCAGATTATAATCATCATAATGAAGATGCAGACAAGATTTGGTGGGAAGAAGAAGGAAAACATCATAGGCTAAATGAGCCAATGGACATTGATGATATTTATGAGGGTCGTCAATTTTACGATGACCCCTGGGATGGAGAATGTCCCAAATGCGGCGGTCAAGATTATGGATCAGCCACCCTTAGAGATCCAATGGAATGCTTCACTTGTGGATATGTGGATGGGACGGAACCTCCACGAGAACCAATATACGGTTCAAAAAGAACTGCCGATTCAGACAACAAGCGCACAATGGAAAAGGGTCTTGGCGTTGACGGAGAAGCCGTCAAAGAAGATCTTTCTGATGCAGGCAAGTCATACACTGGTTTTGGTGACGGCAAGAGCGATGCAAAAGACAAGGGTCTTGGCGTTGATGGTGACAAGGGTGGCGAAGAAGCTACTTCTGAACCTAAGTCAGAGAGCGTTAATTTTGACAAGAATGATGCCGAGAACGAGGATGCTGTCGAAGGTTTCGGTGGAGGTCCTGAAAGCCCATCATCTGAAGTCAAAGATCCAAGCGAAAGACCTGACGAATCCATTGAAGAGACAGATATTTCTTACCACAATGGCCCAGTCCTTGAAAAGGAAATTCGTGGCCCATCTGCTGGTGGCCCTGGCAAAAAGCATGAGCTAAAAGAAGATACTTTCAAGTGGACAAAGGTTGAAGATCGCCTAATTGTTAGCACGAAGGAAGATCCTTGTGACGGTAGTTGCGATGGCGACTGCTCTTGTGATAAAAAAAAAGTCTAGCTAGTTTCCACAAGCACTCTCCATATGGCATTCCCAAATCTCATGGTGGGGATAATGCCGAAAATGTATCAAAAATGGAATCATGCGTTATTAAAGTAATGAAAGACGGTCACTCAAAAGAGTCGGCTATTCGTATTTGCAAATCATCTCTATTTGGATCAAAGAAAAAATCTGATTCTCAATATAAAACCTACCTCTCTTCTGAAGAAGGAAATAAACCTACCTCTGGAATGAAATCTGCTGCTGCCCGTGCTTTGAAATGGCATGAAGAAGGTCATAAGGGTGGCACAAGTATTGGGCTAGGTCGCGCTCATCAAATTGTAAATGGCGAGAATTTGAGCAATAGTACTGTAAAAAGAATGTACTCATTCTTTGCTCGTCATGCAGTAGATAAAAAAGCCCCTGGTTTTAATTCTGGACCAGAATTTCCCTCTCCAGGCCGTGTTGCATGGGATCTATGGGGTGGAGATTCAGGGGCTTCTTGGTCAAAAGCTAAGGCTGCACGAATGGATAAAAGTTCTTCGTTTGGAAATGTTAAAGAATCGGATGTAGCTACGTTTCCAACAGTAACGTTTCCAACAGTAACGAGTCCTGGTCAAACAATTCCAAATCCAATTAATCCACAAACGATTAATCCAAATGAACAAGAACAAGCAATTGTACAATGTAAAAGTTGCCTAGAAAATGTTTTGAGCGGTGAATATTGTAGCAATTGTGGCACAAAAATTCCTAAAACTGGAACTCTAGGTGGTATTGTTAATGCTTCCGTAAAGACTGCTGAACTTCCTGGTGAGCCACAGGGATCAGTTCCCAATGGTGCAGAAATGCCCATGAACAATGCTCCCAATCCTGCTATGATGGGCGAGAACGTCAGTGATGAGAATAAATCACTACAAGACCCAAAGGCATTAGCTCGCATCACAGTAGCCAATGAAAGTGCTGCTAAAGAATTCTCTCAAGTAGACAAGCTTGAGAATGCTCCGGAAGTTAAAAAACTTATCTCACAGAAATATCATCTTCCAGAAGAATATCTTGATCATCATCTAGTTGTAGAAGCTACGTTTGGAGACAGCATCGCCATCAATGGTCAGATGAAGGTAGATGGAATAGATACTGAAACTCTATCTGAGGTTCATGTTGATCAACAGTTCATTGAAGAGGGCGATTCTTTAACTGAAATCAAAAAGGGGGCATCTGTTCCTCTTAAGCTCATTATTAAAAAAATAATGAAAGAAGAGAATATGGATGAAATTACTGCGATGAATTCCCTAAAAGATTCATGGGCAGGAGAAAGTCCTCCTCTTGAGATGAAAGTTCTTGTTCAAGGATCATTAAGGTACTTCCTTCCAATAGAAGCTGTTGGGCAACAACAAACAGAGTCTCCATTCCAGCAACAACAAAGACCAGAAGATGTAATGGATCAGGAATACAATCAAGTCCCTGAACAACCTGCTCACTAAAAGTGTTACATAAAATTAATCTACATAAAAAAGAATTAAATTTTATCTGTTGTGAAATATGCGGGTATGATAAGTATGTTACCCGTCATAGAATAAGGCCCGGTAAAAAGGGTGGAAGGTATGCTCCAGAAAATGTAATAGGATTATGCCCTAACTGTCACATAGAGGCAGAGCTTAAATTAATTTCTCCATTAACACTATTAAGCATAATTTATGATAGAATAAAGAAAGAAAGAGAAAATATTTTAAGCTGTAGAGGTCGTAGTTGACATTAGAATAATCTAGTGTATAATATGAAAACAAGGTAAAGATGGCGGATTTTTTAAACGGAGGAGAGTTACACAAGTATCGCTCAAGTGCGCTACATACTCCTCGTATACCTAGAAATGTTCTTACATCCCAAAAGGATGATAAGCTTTTTGAACAGGTTGATGATCATAATCGTAAATTAGCCGGTGAATTCGCTAATAAGCGCAATAATCGTAAGACAGCCTCTGCCATGAGAAAACTGTCTGGGTACTCATCTACTGCTGTAGGTGGCGATGTATTTGCAGCTATTCCTCGTTTCTATTCACCACTTGAATACTTTGAACAGACACAGATCCCTTATGACATTAACAATAAGAAGCATCGCTTTGAACTTTATAAGTGGCTTGATCTTTTCTATAGGACTCATTATCTTATTCCTATTCTTGTTGATATTTTCACTCGCTTTCCTCTTGTCGGAGTTGATTTCTTTGGTCCCGATGAAGAATTAAATAATTTCTACCATGAGTTATTCTTTGATCGCCTAGACTATGAGCAGTTCATGGTGGATATGGGTCGTGAATACTGGACTCTAGGTCAGTCATTCCCAATGGGTACCTTTAATGAAACCCTTGGTATCTGGGAATCAGAAGAACTTATTGACCCAACTCTTGTCGATGTAAAGCGTTTCCCCATTATTGGTGGAGAGCAGTTCTTTATCGTTCCTCCTAAGGAACTTGTAGACCTTGTTAAGAACCGTAGACCTGCTCCTCAGTTCGCTCTTCTTGAGAAGAACTATCCGGAGCTTATTCCGTTCTTAATGAATGGTCGCAACATTCCGATCTCTAATGTTCTAATGAAGCAAGTTGCTTTTAAGGCTTCACCAAGAGATCTTTATGGAACTCCAATCCTTCTTCGCGCACTAAGAACACTTATGCATGAAGAGAAGCTACTCGCATCACAGGATGCTATTGCTGAACGTCTCTATTCACCACTTATTCTTGCCAAGCTTGGTGTTCAAGAGATGGGCGCAAATAGAATGCCATGGATTCCTGGCCCTCAGGAAATCTCTTCATTCCGTAACGATCTTGATATTGCTCTCTCATCAGACTTCCGTTTGATCGTCCACCATTTCGGCATTGATATTCAGAATGTCTTTGGTCGTGAACAGATGCCTCGTCTTGATAACGACTTTGATCGTATTGAGAAGCGCATCATGCAGTCATTCGGAGTCAATCCAAATCTTTTGAGTGGTGGTAACGCATCTACGCCTTACGCATCATCTGCTCTACAGGCTGAATTCTTGAATCAGATGCTTCGCACCTATCAGAATTTCCTCAAGAAGCATTACAAAGAACGCGCACTTATTGTTGCTGAAGCTCAAGGTCATTATGCATATGAGAAGCGTGGAGATACTCGCGTACCGATTATGGAAGAAGTTCTTATTTATGATGAGGAGGGTAATCAGCGCATTGAAAGACGCAAGAAGCTTATGATTCCTGAGATGAGAATGAAAACTCTTGACCTTCGTGACGAAGCAACTCAACGTCAGTTCCTCACATCACTTAGACAACAGGGTGTTCCGATCCCAGATCAAGATATTACCATGGGTATGCACTATGACTTCACAGAATCTCTCGATAAGTTCAGCGATGAGACAGTTAAGAAGACTATCGCAACTCAACAGGCTAAGGTTCGTGCCTACAATATCCTTGTTGCTATGAATCTACCTGTCCCACCAGACCTCCTTGCAGAAATGCAACTTGCTGGAATTGCCCCTGGCGGTCAGCAAGGTGTCCCAGGAGGCACTCCACAAGGACCACCAGCAGGACAACAACCCGGTGGTGCCGGAGGTGCCGCAGGTGGATTAGGAGGTCCTCCTGCAGGTGGAGGCGGTGGAGGCATCCCTATGCCCCCAGTTCCTACAGACCTAGGTGGATACAAGCCTGAACGTGGCAACGTGCCTGAGCAGTCTACTGAGAGGCTCCCAGGGCCAGGAGGAACTAATGCTCCTGCTGCACCGAAGGCTGCTTCCTACAAAACATCTAGCTTTGACCTACCAAGAGCTAAGTCTATTCCTAAAATTGAGTTCCTCCATACGTGGCAACTTGATGATGAAGAAGACTTGACAGACTAGCTAATCTACGCTAGTATTCCTGTTGTGTTAGAACAGAAGCAGCTATCTCTATTTGGCGATAAGCCTAAGTATAAAAGCGTATCCACTGCTGAAAAACGCAGTCTACTTGAAGAGGCAGGAGAGTCTTGGCCTGTCTGCGATTGTTGCGGAATAGAAAAGCAATGGAACGCACAAGCTTATAAAAAAGCTG